AACAGGATGTGGGCTGGTAGTCAAGTTGGAAGGCCGGAAGCCTATACAATCTTTTCTGACAATTCTAGTGGAACACCTATAAAGAAGGTGAAAATTGGCCCCTCTCCAGATTCTTCTTATAACTATTCAATGATGTTTTACAAGAAGATTGATGCCCTCTCGATTACTAATACTACAGAGCAGATGCTGACAAACAATCCAGATGTGTATTTGTACGGGGCATTGATGGAAGCAGAGCCATTCCTGATGAATGACGCTAGAGTTCAATTATGGGCTACAGCCTATCAACAGGCAATTGCTGATTTGCAGGAACAAGATAACAAAGACCGTCATTCTGGTAGCGCGATGAGGGTTATGAATACAGGTGGGTATCACTAATGGCATTAGAAACTGGTAATTATATTGATGATCTCGTAATCACGAATCCTACGGCTTCAGATCCTATTAGTCAGGGCGATGACCATCTTCAATTAATCAAGAAAGTTGTAAAGCAATCGTTCCCGTCTGTTGACGGGGCGGTACACGCTATACACCCCACCTCGACAGAGCCAGCAACATCCCTTACTGCTGGTCTAATGTGGTTTGATACAGCGGCGAATCTATTAAAGATAAGAAATGAAGCTAATGATGCATGGATTACATTAGCAGTATCAATCATAACAAGCAATTCAGTAGACGTTGATGCAGGAACTGTTGATGGAGCGGTGATTGGCGGGACAACTCCTGCGGCAATTACAGGAACTACCTTAACAGGCAACACAAGCCTTGCATTAGCTACAGGCGCTACCGTAACGGGTATTGATAATGGTGCATTAGGCTCAAGTGCTACATTGCTTGCAACGCAGGGTGCAGTAAAGACCTATGTAGACGCTCAAGTTACTGCACAAGATTTAGACCTTATTTCTGATTCTGGCACTATAGATATTGATCTAGACTCTGAAAGTCTAACCGTTTCTGGTGGTGAGGGGATTGATACAAGCGCTACTGGCACGACGCTAACCATTGCTGGTGAAGATGCCAGTACATCCAATAAGGGTGTTGCTTCGTTCCATTCTGATAACTTCTCAGTAGCTTCTGGTGCGGTAACAATCAAAGATGCTGGTGTGGCAAATGCCGAACTAGCGGATATGGCAGCTAATACGGTAAAGGTTAGAAATGCTAACTCCTCTGGAGTGCCGTCTGATCTAGCTCTAGCCACCACTCAGATTATGATAGGCGATGGTACAGGCTTTACAGTAGCCGCATTATCTGGTGACGCCACCATGACAAATGCTGGAGCGGTGACAGTTACTGGTATACAGGGCGAATCAGTTAGTGCTACTTCAGCGGCTAACGATCAATACTTGAAGTATTCAACTGCATCCTCAGAGTGGCAAAAGGTGGATGTTCTTGCTCCTGACAGACTGACAACGAAAGGTGATCTGCTTGTCTACAATACTGTGGACTCAGAAACCAGACTGCCCGTTGGGGCTAACAATTTAGTACTAACTGCGGACTCAACAGCTACCAATGGTGTAGCATGGGCAAGTACCGCTTCTGCGGGATTCTCAGTTGCAATGGCGATTGCATTATAGGTAAATATTATGGCACAAGACTTTACAAAAGACTACAAATCACAGGTTACTAACGCAGCGCATACGCTACGGACAGCTAACTCAAATGATGCTTTGATTGGCATTAGGCTAACAAACATTACAACGAGTGCGGTTACTGTAGACGTATGGATTGATGTAGCGGCGGCAGGATCAACAGCATCTATTGTTTACCTTGCTGATGACCTACAGATTCCTCCAAAGGCATCGGTTGAGTTAATACAAGGTGGCGCTAAGATTGTTATGCAAAGCACCGACCTTCTAAGGATTCAGTCTTCTGCGGCGACTTCTGTAGCAGCTTGGATCAGTGTTGTAGACGCAATCTCAGCATAGGAGGAATTATGGTTGGCGAAACAAATGGAACGCTGTATCTTAATAACCCGCCGGGTAAGGAAGGGTTCTTCCTCAACCAAGCTACTATTGATGGTGATTACACCATAGCTGATAACGGTGTGGTAGCAGGGCCAGTAACCTTTACTGGAACTATAACAGTCACAGGAACACTGGTGATCGTATGAGCTTACTAAATGTAGATGCTATCAACGAAAGCACAGCAGCAGCTGGTGTTGCTGTTGAAGGTGTTTTAGTTAAAGATAGTATAGTAAACACAGATAATATCGCAGAGAAAACGGCAGCTGCTGGTGTTACCATCGATGGTGTTCTAATTAAAGACAGTCTTCTAAAGATTCCGGGTGGTTCTCCGGGTGCTGATAAAGTTCTAACGAGCGATGCTGATGGTAATGCTACATGGGCTACTGCTGCTGGTGGTGTAGATGGAATTGTATCTTCAGCAAATGCAACTGCAATTACTATTGATGCATCTGAGGTTGTTGTAATTGGTGGGATACTTACTCCCACCTTGTTTTTTAAATCCAATCCGAATGGTTATTTATATTCTCTTGCAACGTATAATCAAAATCTTACTGGTACTACAAATCCAATGTTAGTACAGAGTGATGGGTCAATTGGATGTAACACTTCTACAAGACGAGCCAAAAAGAATATAGTAGATATTGAAGATTCTGATGTTGAACTACTTAAAGATTTAAAGCCCAGAAAATTTAATTTTCGTGTTAAAACACCATTTAGTGATGATGGTAAAAGTGGTGGCGAATATACAGATGAAACACACACAATGATAAAAATGGGATTAATTGCTGAAGAAGTGAAAGAGATTTGTGAAGCCAAAAATATAACCAATTCAGGTTATTATGGGGTAGATGATGAAGGGCTGCCAAATTATGTAGTTTATGAGCAATTTATAGCCCCATTAATTAAAGGTTATCAAAATATACTTGCAAAAAATGATGCACTTGAAGCAAGATTATTAGCCTTAGAAGGAGGATAGTATGGCATCCGAAGTAAAAACAAATAAAATATCCCCCTCAACAAGTACGACTGTAACACTTGGTGATGCTTCTGATCTGTTCCAACTTCCTGCATCAGCAGAGATTGACATTGCAAGTGGTGCAACGCTGGATGTTAATGGGACTATTGATTTAACTGGCGCTACTAAAACTGGATTTCCGGGTGGGTTAGATAACGCAAGCCAGTGGAGGTTGACTGCTAACTTCAGTGATGATGCCACCCCAATAAATGCAAATCTTGAACAAGTTGATCTACCTGTTGGGTTTGGTGTTCTTGGTTCATCGATGACACAATCAAGCGGGGTATTTACCTTCCCAAGTACTGGCTACTGGCTTATTAGCTTCAATGCACAATTTTATAGCGCCACCACTAGCAACTCAAATTATTTTAAAATTCAAACCTGTATAGATAATACCGCTGGTCCAACATTTGCAGATGCTAGTATTGGTTGCGGAGCCTTTCAAGGCACCCAGATAGCTAATCACGCAATATTGTATATATTTGATGTTACTAATACTACGGAATGTAAATGCCGATTTGTTATTGGACCGTGCGAAAACGGCGCCCAAACCACTACAATGGGTGAAACATACCAAAATGAAACCTCTATGGCCTTTTTAAAATTAGCGGATACTTGATATGAAACCAGAACACATTGAAGACGTATTAGTACATTTACATTCTGGTCAATGGTTTGGCTGGTCAGATTCTAAGAACAAGATTTATGCTAATCTAGTCATACATAGCGCAGACGAGAAGCCCACTCAAGAATGGCTAGAGGAAGAACTAAATCGACAGCAAGAAGCATGGGATGCAGAACAATCAGCGAAGCAAGAAAGATTAGACTCCGCAAAATCAAAACTTGAGGCTCTTGGCCTAACTACAGAAGAAGTGCGGGAGGCTTTTGGATTATGAGCGAAGTTAAAGTTGACACAATTTCTGAACGCACTGCTGCTGGTGGAGTAACCATTGATGGTGTATTAATTAAAGATGGTGTAGCAACATTCCAGACCCCTGCTGGCTCTCCTCTAGTATTTGAGGGAGCTACGGCAAATGCTTTTGAGACTACGTTTGCTATCACTGATCCAACTGCGGACAGGATTATTACATTCCCTGATGAGTCGATAACTCTTGGGGCTTCTCATGATGCGACACCAAAATGGTTAGCATACATTGGTTCAGATCAATCACTGACTAGCAACGTCGACGCCACCTATGATTATGATACTGAAGTATTCGATAGTGATTCTGCTTTTGATACTGGTACACATACGTTTACTGTTCCAGTAGGAGAGGCGGGTACTTATTTCGCCTTTGCCTATTCATATCACGCCGGGACTAGTTCTAGTCAGCATCAGTTAGCCAATATTCAAATCAATATGGGTAGTCTCATTTTTTGGGAAGAGTTAGATACCAATGCAAACTATGGGAAATCACTATCTGTTGGAGTAAACGGTCTTGCTGTTCTTGCTGAAGGAGATACAATTTATGTGCGTGGAAAATCTATATTTTATGCTGGGACGGTTGTTTTACAAGCTAACTTGATAAGGTCTGCGTTTGGTGGATGGAGGATAGCATGAGTATTAAATTACCCCATATGAACAACGCATTAGTAAGTTTAGGCTTTGATCAAATTGAAGATTATGACTTGAAAGAGGATGCCGATCGCAATCCTCAAATCTCAGAGTGGAGATCGTCTTTTCCACAACCAACGCAATCAGAGATTGAAACAGCTCATGCTGAATGGGTAACTGAACACAACGCGCAAGAGTATGCTCGGAATAGGTCAGCAGAATACCCATCTATAAATGAACTTGTAGTAGCTCTATGGGAAGGAGTTGTAGAAGAAAGAATGGCTGCGGTTACTTCACTAGAAGGTAAGCGTCAGGCAGTTAAAGCTAAATATCCTAAGTGAGTTTTATCGTAGGGATAGCAAGAATAGCACATTGGTTTCTAGTCCCTTTCTTGATAATCTGGATGACAATAGCACCAAACGATATGCTACCTAACTGTCTTATCGAGGCAAAGCAAGCTGTGTCTAATAAATTTAGTGGCGGATATTTCGGGGAAGAATAATGGTGACAGTAACAGACAGCGCAATGGACAAGGTTGCTGACCTATTAGAAAGTCAACCAGACATGGTGGGCATCCGTGTATTCGTATATGGGGGAGGCTGTAGCGGAATGAAGCATAGCATGACCTTTGCTGATGTTAAAGAAAAGCGAGACATTGAACTTGCATCCAATCTCTACATAGACCCAGTGGCAATCCAGTACATGGATGGCGCTACAATAGACTACGATGCATCAACTATGAACCCTACCTTCAGGTTCCTTGACGTCTTTCAGGCGCAGGGTGGTTCAGGTACATGCGGTGGTTGTGGGGCTGCTGGTGGATAAGGGAAGCTATTTCGGAGAACAGTATTGGCATTAATTCCATTAGAAAATGCAGGAGAGACAGGAATTGTCCAAGACATCCAGCCGTGGCAGTTGCCCATCAATGCGTGGAGCGATGGCAATAATGT